CCTCCTCCATTGTCAACTACATCTTCTTGTGCAGTTTGCTCACAGTCATATAACCTCATCTTTGCTCTATCAATACCTACTACAAATCTTTTTCTGACTGTAGGATCATTATATCTATTCTTTAATTGCTTTACTAATATCTGATTTAAGGATTCCAATTCCTCAGTAGATATGAGAGCGAACATAAGGTCAGCAGTAGCAGGAAGTCCGAAGGACTCTGAAGTGTCAGTAAGCTCAACATCGCTAGAGCCATAACCAGAACGAGTAGTTTGAGTAGCACTGATAATCGGTAGGTTAGCTTCCACAGCCAATCCCCTAAGTTCTTCCGCAATCGCCTTAATGTAGGAATACGAATTGACATTACCATTTGCTCTGTATCTTGAAGATGCACATATGTTTAAGTAATCAATGAATATTATATCAGGTCTAAATGATTTCTTCAATGCTAACTCATTTAAAAGCGATTTAAAATGTCCTGAATGAGCAGATGCAGTAGGATACTCTTTTATAATTAATGTTCCTTGTGTTTTCTTAGAAAGAGCATCTACCTTACTATCAAAAATAGGTTTAGGTAAATCTGTTATGTCTTGTATATTGACGTTAAGTAAGTTAGCATCAATCCTCTCCGCAATCTTTTCCTCTGCCATCTCGAGAGTGATATAGAGGACGTTCTTTCCCTGGATAAGAGCACTGCTTGCCACATGACACATGAATAAAGACTTTCCAACACCTGTGCCAGCCAAAGCAATGTTGAGAGTTTTATTAGGTAAACCTCCTTTCGTAATTTTATTAAAGTATTCGAGATCAAACGGTATACGGTCTTCCTTCCTATGGTACGTTTCAAACCTTTCTTCATAGTCCTGTAAGTAGTCATGTCCTATATGATTATCGAAAGAAACAGCCAAAGCATCAGACAGAATAGAAGGAATAGCATCCCTTCCTTTAGCGTCATCCTTTCCATCTGCTAACTGGATTGATTCCATCAGTGCCAAATATATAGCACGGTCTCTACACCACTTCTCAGTAGAATCCACTAACCAATCTATCTCTCCAACTTCATCTTCAAAAGAAGAAATGATATCAACTATCTCTGCAAAAATAGTATCATTGATATCACTACGCTTCTCTACCTCTATAGAAAGTATCTCTTTGGTTGCTAACTTATTATACTGTTGAATAAAACTAGAAATTTCTTGAAAGATAATCTTTTGTTTCTGATCTTCAAAGTAATCATCCTTAATAAAAGGTATTACCTTTCTAGCATACTCCTCATTATATATTAAGTTTCTAAGAATTAAAAACTCAATTTTATCCATTAGAGGGAATCTTGATAGTATGAGGATGATTAGTACTAAATCTCAAATAAGTAGTTAAAATATACTTGTCGTTATTAATAGGAACTGTACCAGAATGAGGATACATCCACATAGGTGGAAAAATTAATAACCTTCCTATCTTAGGTTCTATTGTAACATCATTAAATACAGTTTGTCCACCCTCAAAATCATCATTCAAATATACCAAGTTAGATAAGTATCTCAAACAAGTATCAATATCTCCAGCATCAATATGAGAAGGAAATTGTTCGTTTGACTCTGATATATATCTTTTTATTTTTACCTTTTCCAAAACATAGCTCTTAGGAAAAACAGTAGTCTTTAAAATATCATTCATAGAAAATATATAATCAATCTGACATTTCATCATCTTTCCTCTAATATCCTTTATAAGTGAATTACCTTCATCAACATATAAGATAGTGAAAGACATTTTACTTTTCGGATTTATTCTTCCAGTGTCCCCCAATTGAGTTCTTATATCTTTCTTTTCACTAGAATTTTTAAAAATTTCAATTAAATTTTCACAATCTTCCTTTGATAAAACATCATCATAAGTTTTAATTAAATCAGTCAGTTCCATAACTAAACTCCTTTTGTGCTATTTCATCTAAGGCTTGCATTACCTCACTAGTAAAGTAGGTTTCTGGTTCTGAAAGAATCTGTTTGGCATATATCTTCTTACCATTCATCTCATATCTACCCGCTACATTCTTCCACAGTCCTCCTATCTCACCAAGTTCTAGAAGACCATAGTACTTATCAAGTCCTCTTTCATCATAATAAAGACGTATCTCTACAGTTTTATTCTCTTTACTTAAACGTGACTTGTGAGTCTTCGCTTTGATAATGTTTCCGATGATTTCTTTTCCATCTTTTTCTTTTTTCTTGCTGAGATATATGATTGTACTCGCTGCATATTTGAGTCCACTACCTCCCCCCATTTCTTTCGTTGGTACGTAAGCTCCGATGACATCGTACGTATGATTTGTGACAATGAGTGGGACAT